TGCCTTACCTGAGCTATTTGCTGTTATTTGCTTATTCATTTGGGAATTAGAGACTACGAATTGGAAAAAGGTGATCCCTTCCTGATTGCCTTTTTGTAGTCTTGGGCCGCACTATAGTTGTTATGTAACCTAAGATAGATAAAAAAATAATAAGGTTCATTGCTTCTCATCCCACATTGGTGATTGGCAATTAGGACAGTTGCGAGGGTATCTTTGTTTGCGTGGTATCCAAGTATGTCCACAGCGCAAACAGTGAAATTCTACAAGCTCTACCTTTCTTGGTCTAAAAATCCTCAATATTTTTATCATTAGCTATACCATATTATATAGATACACACTAGCATATACTTAAACACTTGTCAAGTCCCCCCTTATATCTGGGACTTAACAAGTTTTATTCAGAAAACAAAAAAGTCCCCCTTCCCTTAATAAGGGAAGGGGGTTATAATCCAAAACTGCATTATTGAATAGTCTGATACTCATCTTTTGGTTTGACCGCCCAGTTTTTAATTCTAGTACTTTAGGCGATGCTTCCTAACGAGGATTGAGATAATAAAATCGTCCAGTTCTCTTAGCAAATTTAAGGGGGATATTCAAAAGCCTTGCTGCACCGTTTCCGACTGGGCAAGATGAAGGCATGGGAGTGAGTTTCTTATCTCTGGGTGCGGGTTCGGGTCCGGGATGAGGTTCATCATCGGTTATCATCCAAGCCTCATCAATAGTATATCCGACTGGCAAATAATAAATCCCTTTATCCCCGATATCTGTCCCCCAACTATTCACCAAAATCCAATAATCCTGACCATCAATGTTTTTCCAGCCTCGGATTAAGATTGCGTGTCCACCAAGCAAAGTTTCTCCGGGGCTAGGCATCGGAACCACGCCTCCATTAGTGTTTGCCTCTTTGAATGACTTGTAAACCTTAATAGCTAGATACAAAGGACACTTGCCTGGACTACCATCAGGCATTGTATATGGTTGGATGTAGGTAATCCCATATAGTGCAGCCTTTATACTTTCTGGGTCAGTAGGAACTTGATGATATTGAAAGACCCTAAAATCGGCGGCGATTTCTTTCCAGTTGATACACTCGTTTAACTCAAATGGGCTTTCGGTATCTGTTGGGGCACATTCTTCAGTAGTTGCTCCTACCTTGGTGAGCAACTTCATAACACCCAACGGTGTACTTCCTTCCTGATTCACTGGAACATATGTATATTCTCGGCTATGTAAATAAATACTGCCTGCAGAGACATCAATGTTTCGTTTCTCGTTTAGAAGCACGATGGCGTGAGTTAATCCCTTGCCAGCCCAACCGCAACAACTACCGATATTCCCTTGGTCTCCCTGGCAGGGAAGGTACTCTGCTAATCCATCATATTCAGCCGGTATCTGTTGGGCTTCCTGATATGTTGGCTGCCGAATCATATAACTCAAGCGTTCCCTATCCCAGGGACTCCCGAAACACCCCAGTCTCTTTTTTAGATTAAAGTCCCTCATTTTCTTCTCCTTTTTGCCTTCTTTCCTTGAGATAAAATTCCACAAATTGTTGCTGCGGCTATTACCTCAAATATTGCAATCCACAAAACTAATGCATTTTCCATTATTTACCTCCTTTATCTGCCCCATATATTCCAAGTAGGGACTGTTTTCAAGATTTTCACAACAAGGGTATTCATCATCGGGTATTATCTTGACACCAAGCTCATAAGCGATTAAGACTACCCACTCTTGGCAGTTGACCTTTTTATCCTTGATTATAGGAAGAATCTTACCCAAGTAGTGCTTGACAAGCCACCAGATAGCCGTTCTAAGAACTACCTCCCAATCGTAAGGATAGGCTCCGTAGTCAGCGACAATACTGATTAACCTCTTCCAGTTGACCTCCCCAATGTCCTTAATGCGGTAGATGTAAGCCTCCGGATAATCAAACCGAGTTAGGGCAACACCCTTACCTATACTTTCCGTTATCACCCAGCCCTTATCATCTTCGGCAATAAGCATCCCCCAATGATATGTCTTGGCGCCGATAATTCCGCAAAGTCGCTTTTCCAACCATCCCTTTGGCGGAGTAGCGAATAAATCCCCTGATTTTATTTTGAGTTCCATACCCGCTTTACCCTCTCTTTAATGCCTTCAGGACAGGGCGTTCAAGAAGCCACTCGCCACAACCGGCAATGAAAAGACCTATCCAGCTATTTACCCAAGTTCCTTCAAGCCCATTGGCGATGAAATACCAACTCCCCACCAGAAGCAATACTAAAAGCACCGGTCTAGTGGTTGCCCTAATCCTTTCCTTGAAAATATCTATGTCCATCTCAATCTCCTTTCTTTCCATCTTTAGATATTCTCTCAAGCACCCTTACTTCGCCTTCCAGTTTGAGTGCTTCCTGAAGCAAAAGTTGCCTCTTCCCCTGAATTTGCTCAATGTTCGCGGCGAGCTCGTTTATCTCATCTACTACCTTCTGCCTTCGGTCCTTGGCTTTTTCAAGTTCTACTGCATAGTCCATAGATTGATACTCCTTTCCTTATTTACCTAGCCAGATTTTGACTACAGCGTGTCTGATAGGGTCTTGACAGGGTGTGTTAGAATAAGGGTGGTATACTATAAGTGAATTAAGGGGGGAAAATGAAGAAAGGAATTGTCATATTTACTTTGCTTGGTGCCGTGTTAGTGTTGTGTTCTTGTGGTTCATCCGTCCAAGTCGGTTTAAGGATTACAACCGCTGGAGAGGTAAAAGCCATCAAGGACGGGGGGCAGTTAAAAGTTTCCAACCTAGATAATATTGAGGCTGATATAGAGGTTGCGATGTATGCTTCTCCCATGTTACCAGCGAGGGCAATTTCTTTCGTTAAATATTATTCAGTCCCCGCAGGGGAGAGCATCAGCCTATCAATCCCAAGCAATACTTCTTTGATTGTAGCGAAGGCGAGTGAGGGGACAGAAGCACCGTTCAACTAATAATTGTGTAGTGTCTGCCAAGCATTATTGACAAAGGCGTAAATATTGTGGTCGCTGGAGTTAAGATACATTCTTCCCTCTGCTCCCGTAGGATGAGAGGTTCTTTGAGGAAGGTCAATATATGCTACGTTTTCCGTGAAACCTATGCCACCTGAAAAAATTCCCCGTGTCCCACCACTAAGTCCAAAGTTCAAATTACCATACGAGTCAGAGTAAATATAAGCAGGATAAAGCCCACCATAGGTGAACTTGAGTGCGCTAGTTCCTTTAATCTCTAAACCACTAGCATCCAGCATTACCGCCCCCGCCCCCGCATAGAACTTGCCGTCTGAAGTCTTCGCCTCAAACTGAAGAACACCAGCGTTATAACCTCTTAAGCCATTAGCCGTAAGTTCTACTCTCGTTGTGCCACCCGCAGTCTGAATTGTAACCAACGAGCAGTCTATAACCCCGGTGGTTAAACAACCGCCACTGATTTGGGTATAAGCCGCTACCCAACCTAATGTAGCAGAATAAGTGTAGGGTTTATCGCCGTCATCCGTATCAATCCAGAAGTCGCCAGCGACCATACCCGTTGTTGGTGCGGTTGCTTGGCGGAATGTCTTTGCTTTGGCAAGATATGTTGCCTTCTCCGTATCCGAAAGAGTGCGGTAGAATTCACTTTGCACCACTGATGAAAGGAGCAAGTGCCCTGCCTGTATATCCGTTCTGTTAATGAGGTCATACTGACCAGCTACGGAATCCACATAAACCTTATCCAATAAAACCAACCCGTCAACCGAAAGGCTGGAAAGTTTGGCGTGGGTAGTGAGTACGCCCCTATTTAGCAAATCTATCTCATCTTGGTCAATCGTGAGCCAGACTGAACCCGTCCACCGCTTGATTACAGAACCTACTCCCGATGTATCTATCCAGTATTCACCTGTCGTTGGAGAAGTTGGAGCAATATCCTGCCTCCGTATAGACTTTTCCTCGGTATCGGGAGTAAACCTGATGTAATATACTTGGTTCTCTTGCAGTGTTAAGCCCGTCTCAGCGTCTAGGTGCATTGAGCGAGCACGGGCAAAATACTCTCCATCAAGCAGACTATCTATGGTATCCCCAATTTTATCTAGGTCAATATTGCCTTCTGGGTCAATCCAGATGGCGTCTATATTGTCAATTGAGAGGTTCTCAATATAGGCATCCTTGACATGTAATCGCTCAAGGTCTAAATCCTTCATACTGGACTGAGATTTGAGGCTGCTATATAGTTCCTTGATATATTGATTTATGGGCGGGTCCCCCAGACTGAACCTCATTGAGTAATCTTGCTTGGCAGGGTTCAAGCTTATGGAGATTGAGCCGATATTGCCTGTTCGGTAATCATCTTCTCGTTTGTCAGTTACCTTGATAAAATCAAATAACTCGGCACCACAGTTTACTATAGGGACTTCAGCCGAGCCCATCTCAGAATTGAGTTGATACCTTTTGAGGATAGTTGCGGCGATTGTATCAGCCTCGCCAGCTTGTAGTCTAGTCGTGTAATAAGCCCGCTTTTCTCCATTAAAGGTATCAGTTTTTAACGCATCTATACTTTCTTGGTCTTTAGCATACCCAGAATAAAAGGGGTCATCATCCTTTTGGGATTGAACCACAATATAATTGGGAATGACTACAGTTTCCCTCTTTGCCTTACTCAGAAAGGGGTGTCCAGAATCAAGCGAATATTCGTAGTCAAAGGTTTCCCCGGAAGTAACCGGCACAAACACATGGATTTTCCCATCACTTGGGAATTTCCAAGCGCAACCAGTTCGTTCAATCAATCTCTTAAATGCCGCCCACCGGGTCCCGCCTGTATAGATTCGGAATGAGTCCTTAGGGCAGTAACCCATCGGGCTATCTTCGCTGTCAAACACAATCACATAAGCTTGACAGTGAGAGAAGCAGGCCAGGGTCGCCCCGGCTATTTCAGTTAAAAGAGTCTTAACTGATTTGGTATCACTCTCGGCGGGGATATAGTCAGTGCTTGCCTCATCCAGCTCCATCATATCAGGAATACCGAGCATGGTTAAGAGACAAGAAAGGTGTCCAGGTGCGGAATTTAATTGCTGCCATGTTACTGTCATCGGAGAGGTAGGCGCGTATTTCTTGCCCGATTTAGTTAAAAGACCATGAGAGACAACTGCCGTGTATCCTTTAAGGTCAAGGTCAGTGAAATACCCGTCAGAGTTGTCAAACTCAACTTCCTTGGCATAAACATGGTCGGGGTCAAAATAATGCTTGAGGCTCTTTATGCGGTCAGTGTCAAGGACATACTCAGTGATGCCATGAGTTAATGTGATTTTTATGGCTGGAGTTACCGATGTCTTTTTTTGTTCAGCCAGTAATTCTGTATCAAGTGTCTGCATTAAATAACCTCAATTGATTGTAAAAGCAAATGGCACAGGGGTAATCTTTGCCGTTTCTCCTACTCCATCAGTAACAAGGACTTCGCCTCTCCATTGCCCCTTCTCCGTTGCCGTAGTCGTATAGAAATAATAATCATAAGTCCCAGTTGTTATGAGGGTCATAGCCCCCGTTTCCTTTATTTCCCCATCAGGGTCAAGTATGGTGCAGGTAATAACCGAGGGATTTTCTAATGCGTCGGTTTCGTCATTTGTTACATACGCCCTCACAATAACCGTAGCCTTAGCGATAAAGCTAATCTGAACCTTAATTCCCATTCTTACCCTCCATAGGTTATAGCCTTAACATTCCTATAAGCCTTGGTGATTACCGCCACCGAGAGAATTCTAGTTGTAAGCAATTCAACAGTCGCATCAATTCCACTTCCGACATCCGTTTTAGTCAGCACTGCCAGAAGTGAAAGCATAGCATCTGTCCCTATCCCGCTCTGCGATACTATTAAAGCTGCCAACAAAACGGATAACTCCGTTCCTGTCCCAATATCACTAGCTGATAATATACCAAGCAAATCAACGGCAGCATCAACGCCTTTACCAGCCTCAGTCCTCTGTAGAGCAGCGACAATGGCTATTGAGGCATCTATGGCGGCTGCCACATCGTCAGCGGTCATTCCAGCTAGAAGAACTGAAGCATCTGCCCCAAGTCCAGCCTCACTGATTAACACCATAGCTCTGTCAAGGATTTGTTCAGTTCCTACTCCACTATCACCTAAATAGAGCCAGATATTTGCCAGCAAGCTGATAAAGGTTTCAAGACCGCTCCCTAGGTCTGAACCCTGTATACTGGTAATTATCTGAGAGAGTTCTTCTGTTCCACTTCCAGTCTCAGCCTTGAGGAAGGCAGCAAGTAGAGTTGAGGCATCTATACCAGTTGCAGTCTCAATCTGAGCCAAGAGGGTTGCCGAGATATTTATCTCCTCCCCACCAGAACCAACATCTGCTTTTATGATGGCTGCTGCTATAATTGAAAGTGCCTCACTGGCAGAGCCAGCATCATTAAGGAATCGCAGAAATTGAGCCACGACCTCAAGACCAGAGCCAGACTCAGATGATAAGGCGATTACCCTATCTCCAAGACTCTCCGTTCCCACACCACTGTCAGAGGTAATCTTCTCACTCTGAACAAGTACAACAACTGCATCCAGCCCAGAGCCTAACTCAGTCAGAATTAAATCTCTATCCAGCAGAGACTCAATTCCCGAACCCGTCTCGGCTCGTATGAGGATGTTCAATAATGCCACAAGGGCTTCTGCTCCGCTCCCAGCTTCAGTTTTAACTAAAAATCCAAGAGGATTGTTGGAACTTTTAGCATCTGCTCCAGCGCCAGTCTCTGCTCTTACTTGAGTGGCTACTGGATTACCTGTTACTTTGGCATCAGCACCAGAGCCAGTATCAGATGAGGTCTTTGGGATTACCTCCTCCCCCCAGCCCTGTGATGCATACTCATAGGCGGAAGGGGAACTAAAACCTGTGCCATTGGCGGGGAAAGCTCCGTAGGCTTGTGCCTTCCAACTGTCAAGAGCACCAGCCAAACTTCTATACGAAGTCCCACCTGTAGTCTCGCATTGAGCCATAAGCCAGTATTTTGTGCCTGCGACTATTGCCCCCCCAGCTATGGCTATTGACCGCCAATCATCTTTCGTAACCGCAGTGCTGGCAGACTCGGCAATGAGGTTTCCTACTGTGTTAGAACCACTGTCGGTATAGATGGCTACCCTGACATTGGAATTAACAAGGCAATATACTTTGATTGTATCTAGTGTCCCACTGACGGCGCAGGTAAATTGAGAACCCTCCACATAGCCCGTACTGCAGTTTGTATCACCAGCGGTATCAGTGCCAATTAGTTTAGTTGCCATTTAACCTCTTAATCCCCGTTCTTAGCCTTATTTCATCTACTAGAGGTTGGAATGAGAAGTTGTATAAGCGTCAACGGCTTTACGCCCTTTTCTTATGTTTACTTCTTTGATAGCCATTAAATCTCATCCTTCCAAGGAAAGGGTTTATTCTGTGCGAATGATAGGAAGTGTCTATGACCTCGCCAATATTCTCCATAGTGTCCGCAGAGAACAGACGGGTCGCAATATATCTTGAATCCAGCTAGTTGAGCTTTACGGCAGAAGTAAAAGTCTTCACCATTGTTCTTGCCTTCTGAGCATTGGAAGTATGGCTTTTCAAGAGCATCAAACACTCGCCTGTTGATAAGTAGACAACCAGCACTTACCCCATCGCATTCAATAAGACCTGTTTGTGGGAGGCATATGGCAGGTGGAGCATTACTCAATATCTCACCATACTGCGTGAGATGATTTTTAATCTCTGCCACCATAGGAGCATAAAAATATCCTCCAGACTGCATACTCTCCTCTTTCTCTTTCTCATATGCGTATCTGTAAACCATAGGGACAGGCTCTTGTGTTCGCTTGAATGTTACACCACTAACTATATCAACACCCCACGATAGGAGTCTTTCTAGCACCTCTATCGGGAATGACTGGTCGGCATCTGCAAAGAAAAGCCAGCTCTGCGTTAAACCTTCCACAAGTTTATTCCTAGCTCTACCTATGTCGGACTCGTTATCTACCTTAACGAAGACTGTCCCAGGTGGAGTCTTCATATTTATCAGGTCATAGGTTAATCTAGATATATGTCTACCTCCAGCTATTGGGACTGAAATCTGAACTCCTCTATCTTCTCCACCTTTTACATAGTCCCCATTCTCTCTTCGCCTCAATCCAGCATCCTTGAACAATTCCTTTATACTTTCACTGTGGTCAAAGTGCATAGGAAATAAATCCTGTTGACCGAAGTTAGACCGATGATAAAGGAATCCTCTGTCCTTTAGACAACCAGCGATATGCTTTAGTAGTGAACCCAGTGAATCAGGATGGATATGTTCCAATACATCTATAGCTATTACAATATCATAATCCTTATCCTCTAGTTCCTCTAAACTCCTAACCATCTTAATAGGCAGGAGTCTATTGCTGAACCGTTGCTGGGCAAAGGCAAAAAGAGACTCGTTAATCTCACAGTAAGTTACATCATTGCCATTAAGAGCCAATATGATGCACAGAGAGCCATTACCTGCTCCAATCTCCAGTATCTTTCTGTTATGATAATGAAGTAGAGGTTCTATGCGCTTGAAGTAAGTCTCACTGTAGTTCCAACTAATTAGTTCATACAGATACTTATCAGCAGACCGTGTATAGAATTCATTAACCTCTTCTGGGGTATTGGGTTTAAGCCGATTCCAGTCCTCAGCAAGTTGCTTTGGGTGATAGCTCTCAACTCTTTCTCTCGCCTCATCTTGGCTGATACCAAGGAATCTGGCTAGCTCACCTATGGCAAGTTCCATTACTACCTTCTTTCTATAGGAATTAGGGGAGAACCTAAGCCCTCCCCTATCCTTACTATCGCTAGGATAATGTGATTGCGACTTCTAGCGTCCAGGTGCCAGTAGTTTTCGTGCCAAGACTCTCAACCTTGCGGTTAAGACACTCAGCCCCTGTTGTCTTGACCACCCACTCATTCCAGGCAAAGTTAGCTTCATCTGTTGCGAAACTAGCCTTGAAGGTCGCCTTCTGGGTGGTAGAAGTGGGATAACCAGTCTCCATAGCGTTATACTTGGAGTTTGACGCTGCCTGAAGGTCAGTCTGGGTAGCAGTAGCTGCCGTTGTGCTATCGCCAACACCTATGAAGGCTTTAGCGTAATCATAGATGTAGGTAGTATCAACACCAGTAATTAGGTCCCACATCTGGTCAATGCCTGAGTTGAGCAGGCAGTTACCCTCCCTCTGAATAACCTCGTAGGGCTTGAAGAGCTTATGGAACTCTGCCTCCCTGCCTCTGTAAGGTGCGATGTCCTCAGCATACTTACTGAGTGTGGTTATAGTCTTGTGCGTTGCTTGTTCCTTTACCTGTGTTTGTTTCACCGTGTTTCCTCCTTTTGATTAGTTTCTCGGATAGTCTATAGATATTCGTGACTGAACTAATTCGCTTAGTCCTTGCCGATAAAGAGTTAATTGAGCAATCCCCCAGGCTTCCATATCGGCAGGAGTTCTTGCGCCACCGATGTTGATTTTGTTTATGAGTGAGCGAGCTTTATTGATGGCAGCCTGACCGACAACACCCAGAATAAGTAGTCGTTCCTCTTTGGGATTGAGCGTAGATGAGGCTTCGGTTAGTTGATGGGTCTTGGCACAGTAGAGAAAAACCTCATCACCATCAGTAGGAGTAGAACTAATGTCAAGGGTCAAAATATCCCCGAAGACTTCAACATTCCTAAAGACTTGGGGGTTCTGTCTGGTCGGATATTCCGCCTTATCCACATAAAGTAGGTCTTCTATATCGGCGATATTGATGTCTCTGGGACTTGTCCCATCCCCACAGTGGATTTCGTAACTCTCTCCACTTGCCATTATGTCCGTATCCAGAGTTACATCTGAGGCACTATTGTAGATGGTGATTTTGGCTGTGGTCTCATCAGTAGCGTTATAGACCGTCTTGCCCACATCCCCAGCAACGAACTGGCTTTCGGTTGCGTCTACTAGATGGCTAGCCGTAGTTGCGGTTGCCGTCCCGCTTTTAGCCACGATATAGAACATCTCCTTTACCTGATACGGAGAACACTCAGAGATTTCAGCCAAACAATCATTAGTTAAAAGGCTTAACTCATCATCTTCCCACTCAAACTCTGTGCCGAAGACAAACTCATCCCGTAGGCGCTGCCGGACAACAGCTATTACTGCCGATAGATTTTTCCTACCCATCCTTTACCTCCAAGCCAAGCTCACGCCTATAATCACTCGTCAACTTTGCGTGTAGTTGCTTCAACTGTGCCAAACTCTCTTCCAGTTCAGCAATCGCTATCCCGAGGTCAACTAGAAATACTACCAGTTTCTTGACTTCCATTGACCTACTTCTTCGCCTTAGCTCCCGAAGGTTTCCATCCATGTTCAATACCTTCAAGAAGACGCCGTTGCCTTTCAGCTTTTATCTCACTATCATGTGTTCCCTTCACGGCTTTGGTTTCCGTGTTGATTACGACCCACTTTGACCCTCTTTTTTCTATTGCGTATGGCATAGTTCACCCCCTCTTTTTATGTCCCTTTTTCTTTTTATCTCCAGGGTGAGGCATTTAGTTGCTCCTTATGGTTTAACCAGAATGTCATCAAGAACCTTTTTAATCTTTTGTAGATAGTCTCGGCAGTCAAGTAGAATTTCAAGCGACAATCTATTTCTAACAGTCTCGGCACTGGAACTCCCCCCTAATTCATTGGAGTTTCCTGGTACGAGTTTATCAAACTCTAACAAGATTGTTGCATCTGTTCTTTTGGCCATAAAGGTTCACCTCTCTAGGAGAGGCTGGGTATCTCTACCCAGCCTCTCCCAAGACATTTACTTTGGTTCTTCCTTGGGCTTTTTAGGTGGAATCACAGGATTCGGATTCTCCCTATCCTTCCAAATAGGAATCCTGGACTTCTCTTTCTTCTCTGTGTCTGCCATTTACTACCTCCTTTAGTCCCCTAAGTCCAGACTCATATTGAGCCAGGCAGCTCCGTGAGTATCGGAAGTTCTACACAGTAGCGTGCCAATAACTTGGTTACCAGCCCCCATTGCAGCCTGAGTAGTCAAGATACCGCTAATAGTCATACACACCCTTGAGTGAGCAGCATACCCAGGTATCAGGCTACCCCAACCATTAGGAGTAATAAAGACTGGGCCAGAGGTCTGCAACCAGAAGTAGTACCCACTACCTACCGGTATCGGGGGAACTCCCATGAAGGTAACATGAGCCTCATTACCATCAGGACACTGTTGGATATTGCTGTAAGGATTGAGCCAAATCTCTATGCCTTCTCCTGAAAACTTGGCATACTTCGTAGGTTCAGCTAGTTTAACAACAGTTGTCCAAGGGTCAGTTGTTGCAGCAGGAGGGCCTGATATAATGTATGAGTCCTCGTAGCATGTATTCAGTCCTCCATCAAAGTGCAACAGGTGTGCTCCTGCGTAATAGTCCTTAACCCTGTTGATGGTGTCAGTGAACGTGATTTCAGTCGCACCTATAGCCCAGGTATGCAAATCGCCACCATCATAGAAGCCATTGGTGTTTGCAGTGGTCGCGCCAGTTGTATAGTTTGCGTTGCAGTGCAAATGCTTGACACCAACTAGGTCTCCACCAGCCTTAGCGTAGCGAAACTTCTTGCCCATACCAGGAAACCAGCATAGAGTCCCGATGGGATATTGCCGGGTCGCACTCTCAACAAAGATGTCGGGTGTCTTAACATTAACTTCGTCTTCCAATGGGCAAGGCGGCAGAAAGAGCACCGCACCATTATCACAAACCAATGGTTGAAAAACTTTTGTAGTTCTAGTCATTTCTTTTAATCCTCCTTATGCTACAGCGGTGGCTTCACATATACTGTGAACTCTCGCAATAGCCTTTGTAGAACCCAACGCCAAACAGACATAGGCAACGAGTCTGATGCCAGTAGCATCATAACTTTCAAGGTCTGGTAACTCCACAACCTTGAAGAAGTCTGCCCCACCAGTATCGGCACCGACACACAGACAAAGACCACCATCTTCAATCTGGCCGAACCTGATGGCGTAAACACTTACCAACCCACCACTCCCCAGATACCCACCAGTATTGTCGTTCTCGTAGCCGAGATAATCAGACCTTATGATGGGGATATTATCAAAGGCTTCTACCCTAGCACCGAAATCGGCCTTAGTGAGACCAATTAACCCACCGGGTACATTAGTGTTTATACCCTTTTCAAAAGCGGCAGCACTTAGGGCGTTTGCCGTAGTTCTAGTCATAAGTAGAACATGGGGTTTAGGCTTAACGGCATCTATTAGTTGTCTCATCAGGGCGATGGTGAGTCCATTCGTTGAACCGCCGGCATCGTAGTCTTGGTATCCTGCAGCAAAGGTATGGTCGCCAGTAGCCGGGCAGAGTTTATCTATACCGTCAAACTCATAGGCTGCCTCTGTTGCACCGTTACCATAAATCAGTTTGGTCTCAAGCGTGCTCAAGGAACCCTTAACCATCTGCGAGAGAACTACTGTCCGGTATTCATTGGGGTTTTTGTAATTCTTCGCCATAAAGTTATCAAGGGGTTCAGATAGTGCCATTCGTTTCAACCAACACTGAGCGCTAGTAAAGGTTACACTGCCCGTCCAGGGGATTTCATCCCCGATGCCATAGAAAGCGGCTGCAGGTAGAGTGGATTCCCTCCGGTAAATAAGCGACCTGCTATCAATCTGGGTAACAGGTAGCCTTTTTAGGAGTTGACCTTCCTCGTAGATTTGCTGGATGACACCAGCCACCAGTTTGTCTTGAACAAGTTTTTGTGCCTCGTCCAAGTCGTTAAAGTGTCCTATGATAGCCATTTACTTCCTCCTCTTATTTTTTCCCTCTTTCTCTTTCTTCCCATCCTTGGCGAATTTTGTCAATCGCCTTTTCGGGAAGTTGACTACCCCCTTTGCCCTTAGTAGAGTCGGTTCTCAGTGCAGAAGTAACACCTCCGGCTTCCTTGCCTTCAGTGCCTTGTCCTGGAACTGTCTTTGCACCAGCGATGGCTTTAGCGGCAGCTTCTACTTGTTCAGCAGTGGTAAGATTTAACTCCTCAAGTATATTGGATTCTATGTTATACCTGTGAGCTATCTCCCAAACAATCTCTTCCCACTGATGTTCACGGACTGCCTTGATGTCCCCGGCGTGTTGTAGTTTCTCCTTACTCAAATCGGCTTGTTCCTGTTGGAGTTTCCGTTGAGCCTTACGAAGCTCTTGCCTCTCTTGGAGCAATTTCACTCCCTCCGGGCTATCGCTAAGTCCTTGACGCTCAAGCTCATCTAGGCGGTCTTCAAGACCTACCATCCGTTGATAGGATTCCTTGAGTTCCGTATCCTTTACATCCAGTTGAGTCTTTGCGTCTCCGAGTTGGCGAGTTAGCTCACCAAGTTTGCGCCCTTGCTCCTCTCTGCGCCCTTTCTCTGCCTTCAAATCTCTGATGGTTTTTATGTATCCTTCTCTAGTAAAGGTTTCAGGGGTTTCTTCTTGAGTAGTCCCAGATTCCCCGCCAGGAGACTGCGCCGGAGTTTCCCCCGGGGGAGTGTGCTGTACGGTCTTTCCAGTTTCGTCAAGCATCGTAAAAGTCCTCCTTAAATGATTGAGCCTGCCATCTTTGATTTAGCAGGCATATAAAAAGGCTGAGTTTATTGATTAACCCAGCCAGACGACCCTATTTTATTTGGGCATCAATCCTTTAAGCCACTCTTCAAACCGTCTCTTCTCTTCCAATTTCTCCCATTCTGTCTTCTTGGCTTCCTTCTTACCTCGGTCTGTGGCTGCCTTAGTAACCTTCTTTGTTAAGAGCAACCAACCATCAAGTTCTGGATGCTGGACTCTAAAATCTAGTTTAGCCTGTCCTTTAGGCAAGCCGAGATATGTCCTGTAAAGCCGATAGACTTCTCTTGAGGGGACTTTCGTAAAGTCTCGCGGCTCAGTCCAGATACCCAATTTAAACATTGCCTTATAGAAATCAGGATGCTCCATTAAGAACCAGTCGTCTTCGTAGTAAGACTCAGAGGGATGCTCTTTATACCAGTCATCTGTAGATTTATCAGGTATCTTGTAATATTCAACATAGGTCTCAATTAAAGGAGTAGGGAAGTCTTTGCCATAAGCATCCCTTCTCAGTCTATCATCAGCATACTCAGGATTGGATTTGAGGAAGGCTTGCCTCTGTTGTTTGCCCTCACTCGTCTCACCCTCAATCGCATCATATTGCTTATCCTGCTCTTGCCACTTAACATCAATGCGCCAGATGGGTATTCTAGTCTCGTCAACTGGTTTTAAGGCATTATCACCCCAGATATTCTTGTCCATTCGCCAGGCATTATACTCAGGATTATCAACACGATAAAGCATCACCTCAGCACTGGTGGAACCAATACCTTCTTTATCTTGTATCCGCATAAACTCAATATGGGCATTAACCAGCTTATCATCTACTGGATTCTCGTTTGTTCCTTTCTCAATAGCCTCAATCTTTCTTTCTGTATCCCTGTAGGTTAGGTCGTCCTCAATCATAGTAGCCTTCAGTTCAGCGACCGCTCTATCTCTCTCTGTTAATCCATTCTTGTCTTTTATTTTATCATCCTTAAAATCAGGAGAATCCTCATCACTGAAAGATTCTATCTTGTCATAAATTTCACGGAATTTAGGATTGGTTTTTAATTCCAAAGAGGCTATCGGAGTATCCACTTCGTCCAATGGATTGCCACTCTCATTCAGCCATTTCACAAGATTGGGATTCTTTGCTCGCAGAAGTTTGTCTTCCCAACTATTTGCTCCCCACTTATCTACTATCTCTATTCTTTCAAAGTAGGCTTTAGCAACATCTTGCGGCGGAAGATATGAAGTTACCGCACTATCGGGTATGTCGTAATCCTTAATCAATTTCTGGGCTATGTCATAGGCTTTCTGGGTCATTAACTTAGCCTTGCCCGCTAAAGCCTGCTTAGCGTTTTCCTCTGGATGAGACTTCAGCCATTCCTCTCTGGAATTTTGAGAAAGTTCGGGGTGTGTCTCCAAAAACTCCGCTTGCTTGGTTTTATCCGTGATTGCCCAATATTCACTTAGTAAGGCGAATTGTCTCTGTGATATATTTCCTAAGTAGGCTTGGTTATTTCTTTCATCAGCATCAAAGGCTTTCAATGCCTTCTCATCACCAGAGGCAATTATTTTTTGTCTTTCCTGCCATATCTTATAATTATCAACATAGGTTTTCCCCTTGTCAGGGTCAGCGTTCATAGAGATTAGTTTTACATTCGGGATGATGTTTGATTCCTCAAGACTACGGGCAGTTTCAACAATAAGTCTTACCTTTGGCGGATAGCCTTTCGCCTCAGTCAGGGTCGCCGGGTCAACGCCCTTAAATTGCGATGCTGTATCCGAGTAGAAATCTGCCCAATCATATACAGGTTTAGTCATCCCATAATAGAGATTGTCTGAGTATTTTGGTAGTCCTAATTTGGGAATGTTCTCCTTCCAGTCACCTGTATAGGTTTGGACACCCAACCCAAAGAAACTCAGGATACCAGCGGGTATTGCACTGCTGGGTTTTTCTGCAAACGCCTCATAGGCATCCATCAAAGCCATGGGACTTATTCTATCTGCCCACTGCTGTAAGTTCTTGACATCTACCTCTTCGCCACTGTAAGTCTTTCCCGTTACATATTCAAGGAGTAGTCCAACCATGGGCGCTTCCTTACTCTTGAGGAAATTCTCTCCAACATTTAAGATATTTAATGGATACTCAGCACCCGTTGTAGTGGATTTACCCATTGCTGTCTTACCTGTAATCGGAGCCGTCACCAAGTCAAAGACTCTAGAGAAAAAGACAAAAAACTGCTGTGCTCCACCCCAAGGGTCAATGCGTAGATTGCCGATGCGGGCTTTCCCGAAGTCGGCACTATTCCTATCCGTCTCTAAGTCCCACCAACCCAGTTGATTTCCTAATACGAGTGCCCCGCCAACTGTACCAACGAGTATTGTTGCATCTCTCCATGCCTGTTTTCTGACATAGGAATTAGACGAAAACAACTGTCTCCAACCAATAGCCCTACCCCATGCAAATCTGGGAGCATAGAGGATATTACCCAGTATTGGGGCTGCCTTCTGTAGTGGACCCAATGATGCTCTACCCGACCAATCTGCCAACCTAGTGGCCTCGGCATCCATAATCTTCATAATATCAAAAGCCTTGCCTCGCTCTAATTTTAATTCTCCTGAGGCGTATTTCTCTCCTTCTCTCAGGGCACCTTTATAAGTATTTTCAAAAATACGCCATAAATCAGAATTGCAACCAGTAACAAAGCCGCGGTTGGACAACTTTACCCAGGGTATCTTTGCGGTCAGTTTTGGTATAAGTCTGTCCGGGAAAAGATAACCAAATTCCTCAACGCCTTTATATTGTTTTGTACCCTTTGGCATATCAGGGGGACGCAGGAAGTCCCTGCCCAACTTTGACTGCAGAGCGTCATAAATTGCATACAGAGGGTCATGAGTAATACGCACCCAAGAAGCCTCGGTACTCTTCTGGCTGAATGTTGCCTTGAAAGCATCTACCATTGATAATACAAATTCTGTAGGATGACCAGGTATAAACGGCGCTACTTGTCTCGGGTAGGACATATCAAAAGAGGACTTATTTGCCTTAATAAAACCGCCAATGTCTACTGGCGACCAAGCCATTTCTTTAAGTACCCTGATAACGGCATCTCTAGCTGGTGTTGGCCACAAAGGTATTTGTTTAATAGCATCCTCAATGGGTGCTTCATACTTAGTAACTGGCGGGGTCGGATATGCCTTCTCCCTGGCCTCCAAAACAGCAATGTCATAGGCATCCTTTGTTATTTTACCTTCCGAAAAGTCTATCGCTAGTTTAAGTTTTGCTTGGGCATATTCTACTTCCGCAGGAGTTCTAAGGTCTGATGCTCTAGGCATTTCAAAGTCAGGTTCAAAGAATGTTTTATAGCCGTTTGGGATATCCTTCAGTTTATTTAGGTATTCGGCTGTTCCCCGGTCTACGGGTATAGACTCTTCGCCAGCTACAATAACTTCCGTGAATAGGTCTTCTGCTACTTTCTCCAATGGTTTCTGCTCGGAAGCCATCTTGTCTATGGATTTCAGAACTTCTGGTTGGTCGCCGAAGACACGTTCTAGCCTAGTATAAGCAGAACCACCCTTTACCCCTGGTTCTCTCGGTATCGCCTTGCCAGTTAGAGCATTAGTGAGGGCAGTAACAGTAGAGGCCATCTCAAAGGGTTCATCCCTTAGAACTTGATAGACTTTATTGAAGAGCACATCCCTCATTCGGTCTGTGAGGTCTGATACATAATCAGTTTTCACAACAGGCAATTTACCAGATAGTGTTTCGCTAATTGCCCGTTTCATTGCGTCTTCTGCTGAAATACCTTCTTGAACTATAAGTTCTTGCACCCTGACCTTCAATAACTCCGCCCTGCCACTTCTTGTTTCTGTCCTTAGTTGTCTTGTCAGTTCCCAGGCATTTAGAGTAGAGGAGTCCTCAATATATTTACCAAATAATTCCAATGTGCGGGAGACCTGAGCTGGCGTTAAGGCTTTCCCGCCAGTAGGTATTACGGCGACCTTTTCGGAAATAGGTTCTGGCAATGCTGGTAATGGTGTTTTTGTTTCAATTGTAGCGATTTCAGTTTGCAGTTCTTTAATTGTAGTTTGAGCTTTACCAACACCCTCAATGGCTACTTTGAGCGCATCCCCGCTCTCATAACCCATCTCCGTAGCTACATCATCAAGGGCATACTCCCAGCGGACAACTTCTTTTGTAGTCTTGTATGTTTTTTCAGGCACAAACTCGCCCGCCTTCGTTGTATGTGCTTTTTCGGTAATAACTTGTGTCTCTTTACCTAGAATAGAGGCACTTGGTTCTTTACCTGTAATGTTCTGATACTGTTCCTTGCTAAGATTCCCCACCTCGCCCTTATACCAACCTGTCTTTTTAATCAGGTTCACCAGTTTAGTGGCGGGTTCAGTAGAGAGCCATTCTTTTAAACCCTCAATCTTTGCCTGCGCCTCATAAGCCTCTCTAACTCCCCCCGAAGCCTCTTCCACGGCCCGTAATGTCTCTTCAATCTTGGGTGTAACGGTAAGGTCTCGGACTGGTATTCCTTCCTTTCTTGCCCACTCAATAAACTTATTGAAGTCAGCCATAGCTTTGGGAGGTAACTCTATACCACCCCTTTCTTCAGTAATAAACTCCCTGATAGGTTTCAGCCAGTCTTTAGTTTGGGGGTCTTGAATCCATCCCTCTGCCTTCTTTTGAGCATCGGGGACAAGAGCAGCATTTTCCTTACTAACATTTATCATCTTACCGGCCGCACCGAAGACAGCCAGTGGCAAACCCTGAACCATAGAACTGATTGCCGCATTACCTATTCCAGCAAAAAGGTCTTGCTTCGTATCTAAGAGTTTTATAGCAGCGTTTTGTATTGCTTGTTGAGCTACCCCAAAGACAGTAAACAAGGCTTCTGTCTCGCCAAATTGCTTTAATCCCTGCTTTAGGACACTTTTAGCAGTGAGGTTGGCTATCTCCTCCGTAGCGGTTCTCTTAAATAAAGTCATCGCTTCTGGTTTTAATCCATTCAGCACCTTACCGACAGGTATAAACAACAGGGCATTGCTTGCGATACCAACCGCTGTTCCAAGTTTGGCAGCTTGGTCTTCTGTTGCTCCATGCGCCAGCATAAGGTCTTTATCTTCTTCAATTTGAGCGGGGGTAAGAGCAGTAATACTAGCTATAAGAGGCAGGGGATTCTCCGTGACTGCACTAAGCACCATCCCAGCTAGTATCGCCAGTGTCCCTGGTGCTCCGGCCGCTAGTTGATTTGCCCAATAGCCCCAATCCCTAGCTACTTCAGGATGATTTTTAATCGTATCAATAATATTACCTTGCCATTCGGGACGAGTTTCTAGTTCAGGGTGTTTACTTAACCAATCTTGGTGTTGTTGCTCATTTTTAGTATAGGTCTGGCGATATTGGTCTCGGCTCGTCTTACTCTTCTCGTTATATGCCGCTACCTGTTCTGGTGGGCAAGGTATATTCCGCCCAGTCCTTTGGTCCCATACTGGGTCTCCAGGCTTAATATCTCTGAACAGTAAATTTGGTAGAGTGCCAACAAAAAACTGTTTCGTTTGATAGGCTATATTAGTGAAAGCAACCCTCGCTGTATCCCAAATATCTTTTGCCTTGCTTTCTTCTGGCACAGTTGTTGGGGCTGGTGCAAAGAACTGGGTAATCTCCTCTGGTTTCATTCCCAATCCCGAAAGCAAACTCTCGGTATCTTCCGTTCGCCCTATAGCCCAGATGGCTTGAGCAAATTCCTGCTGGCGAGCCTCCGCTACCCAGTCTCTCTCTCCATACCATCCCCCAGTCCCCCTCAACCAAGTTAAGGTCTGCTCAATATCTTTGCCCGAATAGCCTGTAGGAAATACCTTGCCAAAGACATCTTCAACTTGAAGAGGAATCTCTGGTGTCTCTATTTGAGTTTGTATCTCCTCTTGGGTAAAGCGCTGTCCCTCTGGAGAAATATAAGTCTGGTCTTGGGTTATCTCCCACTTTTCAGGTGTGATGAAACTCATGACAGGCTCGGCTCCATTAGCACCCGGAGTCATCTTTAGCAACCAACCTTCATCTAACTTAAAGGGTTCACCAGTCTCGGTTGTGAGCCCTAGCCCTCCGACTTCTGCAGGAGTAAAGAACTCAGGAACCTGGGGAAGGGCAAGCCTAGCCTCTTTCTGCTTTGTCATCTCTTCGGTAAGCAGGGGCATTAACTTGCGTGTTTCCCCTAAAGATGTCCCGTAAGATTTCAACAGTTCAGAAATGCCGTTGCTCATTTATTCTCCAGCTTCCGTCTGAGTCTTCTTTACCCTGGCGATGTTCAAGAGGTTTTTTAATACGCTTGACTTATCCGTGCTTTTGCCCTCGCCCTTTCCAAGGGCATCGGAAACTTCTTTATCTAACTCTGCCACCAACTTATCTATTTCAGATTGCGTTAGTTTCTTTAACATTTATATTCTCCCTTGTTTTGCTTCCGTTCCAACCGCGGCAGTAGTTTCTTCTTTTCTCTGGGCTTTTGCTATTTCCTCTTCCTCAGTACCGACTTCTGGGGCTACTGTCCCGCCAGCATCGCCTTGACCGAGTAGGGGTATTATCTGCCTGCCCCCGGGTTTGCCCAGTTTTTTGCTATGGTCTTCAGTAGGCAACTGAGCCAATCCCTGCCTTGCCTTTAATATCCCTATCAATCTATTTTTCAGTATTCTATATTCCATAACCCTGCTTTGGAAAATGAGCGATTTGCACCGATTGTAGAGGAATAGGGCTTCATCCACCTTCTCCGCTTGTTCTATCGCTATCCTCTCCTCTTCGGCTTCGGGGTCGGGTACATTGAGAATATTGCGCCTGATAGTAGATTCAGAGAGGAAACCTTTGGCAGCATTGGCTACTGAGTAGTTGGCTATCTCCTGTTCTTTGGACTCGGTGAAGAACCTGAACTCAATTTGATAATCGCCCTCAAGGTCTTTTGGATTGTATTCCTTTGTCCATCCTTCTTGACCGAGTTTAGCCTTGATATTAACCAACTGGTATTGTTTAATGAGCATCTTAAAGAGTTGCTGGTAGAAGATAGCCTTCCCCTGTATTCGGGGAAGAAATATCTGGTCGCGGGAAGAAGTGAGCCGAGCAATCGCCACTGCCGGTAGGGGGAAGGTTAAATTACCGTAGTCAATCGCCGATAACCCGCCTTGCTGTATCCGAGTATAGAGTATGGCGTAAAAGAGTCTGGCGGCATTTTGTATATCAGTTATAGGCATTGACTTGAAGCCACCACCCTCATCAACGGGAACAACAAAATCAACCCCAGGCAATGGTTTCTTGGGTTTTGTGGCTTTAGTACCTGCTTTACTGGCATATTGTAAGCCAGGACGAAAAGCGGCGACATTTAGTGTCTGGAAGATGCTGGCTGTCCTATTTAGTTCAGGGAATAAATCTCGGTTTGCCCAGAAGATACTTTCCCCTCTATGCTGGTAAGCGTCTTTATCGGCAAGCATGGAACCCGCAGGGGTCTGGGTAATAATAAAAGGCGGATAACCGTATGGGTTTTTCTGCCTCTTTTGTTCTTTCCCGCCAATAAAGATGACATTATTTTGGGCGTCCCAGAAGTCTATTACCTCACCTTCCTCACCCGTAATCGTAATTCCATACTCATCCTTAATATCCTCTTTGCCACGCTTAAAGGTAGGAGCAACCCACTTCAAGCCGTTTCTGTCCATATCATAAATAACAAAGCGAGAATCTATAGGTATGACATCGGGAACCAGAACACGCTTGCCATCCTTTTCCTCTTCACGAAGGCAACATCGCCCAACTCCAGTCCCCCTGATGCAGAACTGCTCATTGAGAAAGGAATCTAAAGATAGAATACCCTGATTGGCTAACCAATCATCTACGACGAAACTTATATCGTCAATGAAGTTCTCAATGAGAGTGTTCTGTTTATCCTCTCTCCCGCGCCCTTCAACCACTGTCTGTCTTTCAGTAGTCCCTAGAATGGCTATGGCACGCATAGCGAAGGTGGTTGGGTCATTGAGGGTAACATTGATTACATTGTCCATCGCTATTGATGGGTTATCAAGGCGCATCATCTGGTAAGCCTTCATAAAGTAAAGGTCTTTGTCCTTATCCCTCCTGGCGTTGAGGTCGGTAAAGTCTTTCTTCTTTTCCTCTACCCGTTTATATTCGTCAGCCATCTTTCGCTCCTCTTAATCAAACCACCGGTAAACTTCATAAATCCCGCTAACCAGCACACCAGAGCCAACCAAAACCCCGAAGATAATCAAAGCCCTGGTTTTGAAGCCGTAATAATCCTTCTTTAGTGCTTGGAACTCGCCGAGGAATCCTTTATCGCCTGAGTTTTTAACACCGAATAGAAGATTCTTGATGTCCCTTACTCCTTGGCGGGTTTCATCTATAGTCGCTCTTTCTTCTTTCGTCAGCATCTATTAAATCCTTACCATCTCCATGGTTCCGGTGCCTTTGTGTCTATAACCTCTTCAGGAGAAAAAAGAATCGCAAGCATATCGGCTCGGTCTGGGGACTTTGAACCCCTAGCCCTCATCTCTTCCTTTGTCTCCATCGCCATCTTGCCCTGTTTGAAGGTAAATCGTATATCGGTCAACTGACCACTTAGTTTCTCATCTTTTGGGATATTGATTTTGCCATCGGTAAATCTCTTTGATAATAGCCAGTAAAGTTCAGCCCGCCGATTTAGGAATCTCTCTTTGTCCACTGCTGGCGCATTTGATAGCACCCGGTTAACATTGAAACCTTCTTTTTCAAGAATCTCACAGTCGTCAACACCAATACCCCCAGCGTCTATGTGAATGATTGAGGGATTGTCTTCTCTCAGGTGCCGCGCAGTCCGCCCCGTTGTGTAATGGATGCCTTCATGTCCCCAGGTCTCTATTTTCAGGACTCTTTCTCCTCGTCTCACGCCATAGACAGTCTCACAATCGCCATACCGGGCCACATCTTCAGCAGCCACCACTTCCCCTTCATCATTAACCTTGCGATTTATGGCTGCCTCAACCTCCGGTAGGTTGAAAAGGTTATTAACGCCCTTCTCCGGGAAATTGCCCATGACATAGACCTGAAACGAGAGTGAACCCTCGCCCCAGGCATCCAGTCTCTCCTTCACCCAGAGCGGAGTTATAAGATAAGGGTGGGGTAACCTCTTGAGCCAAGAGCCGTCTTCAATCTGCCATTGGGCTATGCCGATTTTATCTTTCCATGCCCCGGACTTTATATCGTCCAGCGTTATTCCGAAGACAGTAAAGTTCGGTGTATCAAACGCCGAGATATGAAAGTGCTTGTAGAGGTTGGAGTCAAAAGTATCCCTATATCTGCCAATGGGCTGAGTGGGGTTGCCCAAAAGCACTAGCTTCGCATACCCCGTACTCATCGGTGTTTCTATTGCATCATAAACCGTGTCTGGTATCGCTGGTGCTTCATCTATTATTATTAGAATATTCGGCGAGTGCATACCCAGGACATTTTCGGCATCATCTGTGCTGAACCCCAGCGCAAACCATTCCTTATCCATTTCCAGCTTTGTCGCTAGTAACCTTCCCCCTAACGGGAACTTACTACCCTTGTATGCCGTCCATATCTCTTTCCATATCTCAATCTCTACCTGCCTGAATGTCTTGGCTGTTGTTAGGACTATGCTGGGCTTATAGTTGCACAAAAACCACAACGCCAGCCTACCCGCTGTCCAGGTCTTGCCACTCGCCGTGCAACTCCTTACCGCCACTCTGGGGGAACTCGCCACTAACTCTATTAGCTCCCTTTCTTGTATCGTTAGCTGGCATCCTAGTATGTTCTCTATCCACCAGTCAGGTCTTAGCCTGGCTTCTTCACGGCGTTTTAAGGATTTTAATTCTGCATCTGAAATTACTGTTTCAGAGGTCATTTATACTCCATTTTTATATCTGCTTTGGACTGAAAACTGCCTTGCATACAATGAGTTTTATGGGCATTGTAGAAGGGGATAGCACATATACAATAACGAAGCTTGTTCCAATGGTAGGTGGCTCTTTTAAGATGGAGTCTATAGGGGTTGACCTAGATATACCCTGCCCTATTCAAGAGAGTCGGGCTCAGGGTCCCCCACCCCGAGGGTCTCTCCCGCTACAGTAAGTCAACTACGGCGTTAGGGTGGATTCCTTATCCCTTAGGCAGGTTGCAGGTCTACCCCAGGACCATGCTGCTCGTCATCCTGCTCCATCGCCTGCACAAAGACCCTTGGGACTTTCGCTTGGTGCTCTTCACAAAACTTTATTATCCCCCTGCCGACAGCCAGCATAGTATCCAGTTCCGAAAGGCTGAGGATTAGAAAATGGCGCTCTTCCCCGGCTAGCAGTTCATAAGTGCCATAAAGGACTATATTGCCCTTCTCATCAAAGTCAATCTTGATTTGTGTCCCTGGTGGAAAGCTAATCATAATCTCTCCCCTTAACAACCCCTCTAAGATTAAGATTAAGATAAGAGTAGAGTAGAGTAGAGGGGTTTTGCTGCTTTTATGGGTATAACTAATAGTGTAACCACTAATCAGAAAGGTTACTGTAACCCTATTGACAAAAGGTTATATTTTGTGTTACAGTAACTTATAAGCGTCAAAGATGCTTAAATAAAGCTAAGGAGGAACTCTTATGCCCCCCAATACTTGGAAGAGGAAATGGATTAAACTCTTTATAGATGAGTGCTTAACAGGCACTATCAGGGAAGATTTGACCCCTGATGAACGCTCGGTTTGGTATGATTTTCTGCTCCTTGCAGGTCGCAACAGACCCCCTGGAAACATTTCCGCCAATGAAAATACCCCGATGTCGCCCCAGAGGTTGGCGGCAATCCTCAACATTTCAGGGTCTCTTTTGACTCGGGCTAAAAAGAAATTTAAGGAGTCAGGGCGCATAACGGTAGAGCCAAACGGAACCATAAGCATCACCAACTGGGCTAAATACCAGTTCTCGGATTATGACCGCCAGAAACCCTACCGAGAGGCTGGAAGAATTAAATTGCAGCAGGCTCTTCAAAACCCTGAATTTATGTCTGCCTTTAATCGTGAGTTAGACACCTTGGAGGAGACACTTCCCCTTCTTAAAGAAGAAGACCTTGAGAGCGTTTAATAACCTTATTCTATTAAAGAGGGGGCGCCGCCCCCTCTTTCCTTTTCTTGCTCCACCTGGCTAGATACTTGCTCCTCAGACGGCGGTTTCTCTGCTTGCTCGGCTAATACCCTGGTGCGTACCTCTTCGGGTAAGATGCCTTCAGTCTTCGCTTGCTCTAAAATAAGAACCTCCGCCTTCTCTGCGAGTATATTGAGTTGCTGCCAGTTGAGGGGGGCACCATCAGCACCGGTGAGCTCTGTCCTCTGTCTCGCCTTGCCTACTTCTTGCTCAATAATGAACTCACAGACTCTTATCCTTGCCCATGACGGCTTCTTGACCCTTTGTAGTACTATGTCAAGGAAATACTTAGCAGCATGAGGAGCGGCTGCTTTTATTATAGTGCGGGTATCCCTAGATACTATCCCTTCAATATTTAACTTAATGGGTCTTCCCGAACCTGGACCCCCCATAAAAAGCACCTCTTAGATAGCATTTCAAAGTCCTATTCCGAACTATAAATCGCATAAAGATTCACAATTCGCATAAAAAACAGGCATAAAAGAGCCTAGTAAGTAATCAAAGAGTTAAATAAAAAAAGAGGAGCGTCAGCCCCTCTTTAGCAGAAGTACTCCTCTTAATGTCAAGACTACCACAAAGGTAAAAGGATTGTCAAGTGGTAAAAGAAGTTCCGCAGTTTATATCTGGGATGCGGAAGAATAAAGGGAACCTCATCACCCCCCTATAGTCCCCCCTCTTCTCCAAGAGACTAGAACATTTGAGCTAACGAGTTTTCAATTATCATCAAAAGTCGTCCCGGTGTCATATCTGGGGGAGGCTTGACAACATTGATGACTTGTAAGATAATGAGGGCAAATGAGGAGGGATAAGATGAGAGGAGCTATTAAAAAATCCAAGACAACTGCTATTTGTCCTGATTGCGGAAAGCCACACCGTATTCACAAAGTATCGCAGGGCGAATATATCAAAGGCTGTCTCCCCCCTTGTTGTGTGTATTGGGTGATAGCACCTTTACAACAGCTTAGCAAAATCACTTAGGCTTAAAATAACAGCGGGTTAAATAAATAGGAGGCAATAGAATGAAACTGAGCAACAAAGACGTGGAAGAGGAATTGTACCAGGCAAGAGAATTTGTTACTATAGCGATGACCCATATCCAGCAAGCCTCTACTAGCCACTTGGGTTTCTCATTAAGCAGGCCACTTAATATACTCTACAAAGAACTAGATTCGCATAGGCAATTGCTCCAAGTCTATCTTGGTGAACGCAAAATAGAAGGTGTTGCTCTAGATGTGGCAGAACCCCAATCTTGGAAAGCCTACAAAAATATGAATGCCGATGGCTTCCGCAAGGAGTTGAGATAATGCCCAAAATCAATAGAACTATTCGGGGACTGGACCAAGAGCTTTACCTAAAAGCTAGAGCCGATGCCATTAGTAGGGGTTATAAAAAGTTTGGCGATTGGGTGAATGAAGCGTGGGTTTACTTCCTGACTGTTAGCAATGCTGGGAAGAAAGGAGAGACAGGGAAGAAGCACTAGAATCAAAAACTGGGTGGGTAAAAGAGCCAGCGAGTATTGGACTACCTTGATTTCAAAGCTGGCTCTTTGGTTTATACCCCCAGCCCCATTATAGATTAGATTATCCTCAAAGAATGGCTTCATTGTTTTCTATGTCCCATCCATTCCCGATATGAAATTCTTTTCCGTTTCCAGCCTGAGATAAACCCCAGCGCCTTAGACTTCCGCTTTATGATTATGTCCTCTGATATACCTAGACACCGCGATAAATATTCAATGCTCTCTTCCCATAGAGTAACCGCCTTTAATATTAAGCCGTCCAGTCCGCACATCGCCAGCCTTGCTTCTACCTCGGCAGCGATAAGAACTGGATTTTCAAAGGTAGCCCTATGCCTTACCGCCTTCTTCCCTTGGAGGTCAACATAACTAGAGCCGCCCACCGGGTCCGGGGGGTACCGCCCTTCTTTAAGAGTCGGCAGATGCTTAATGAGCCAGAGCATTTGGCGACTACTAAAATTAAGCTCATTAAACTTGTAATACTCGCGTTCAAGCATTTGAATCCCTGCTACCCCGCTTGATTATCCTTAATACCTCTCTACTAGAAAGCTTAAACATAGGCGCTAACTCTTTGGGCTTCTTCCCCTCTTTCCAAAGCCTTATAATCTCTGCATCACGCTGTTTTCTTCTAAGGACTGGCATTCCACCAGGCACATCATAAATACACTGGGGCAATGGGCAGTTGAGACAAGATGGAGCATACTCACAGCCCTTATCAGCAGGAATATATTTAAGAATGTCTATATCATTCCCTAGTGTAGTCATTCCGCTTTTGCCTTCTTGAGGTACTTGCACCACTCTGGGTCGTTGGCACACTCAAACTTAATCCCCTCGCTTTCAGGATATACCCGCATCTGGCACAGTCCCTTGTCCGGTGCCTTATAACAGGGGTGAATAGGGTCGTCAATAATGTTGGTCTTGGGATTGAGTACTGCCTTCACCTCGGCAGCCTCCTCCCGCGAGGTTTCCAAGTCATAATTTTGGCGAGTTCCTCTAAATCCTCTAGTTTCACCTTTAGATTGAGAGACTTAAAGTCCTCTCTTGGTGGCAACCAATCAGCCGGCATTAAAGCTCGCAACTTTACCCGTATCTCTTCTGTTATCAAGAACCATATTGGCGTTAGCATAATGTCCCTAACCAGATGAGCAACAATCCACAAATCATCCTCACTAAGCGAACCCAATGGTCTCGCTTAAAGGTTTGTTTCCTGCTACCCTCATAACTTGGTGCATTAAGATATAAAGTCCAACTAAGAATAGCATCGGAGAAAATCCACATCCCGATTATCCCAACCCAGTAGCCAATCATTATTCTTTAACCTTCCTTTCAGGCAGGAAAGATTTATCCAAAATCAAATTGTAAAGCCAGGTTAAACCTGTATGTTTATGCACACCGAAAGTCCAATGAGTAGGGATAGATGAGGTACCGATAACTTCCAAGGCGTAAGGGTCATCGGTTACAAGGGAGCCGTTTATCAGGAGTTTAGTCTTAGACCACACTCGGAGAAAATCCTCTTTGTGAAAATGACCACAGACAGCGTAGGGAAATCCTCCAAAGGTGCTATACCAGTCTTTGACTTTTCTAATAAGGGCAAAATAGGGGATGCCCATTGTGGTTCTTACTTGGTCGCCGTGAAAGACAAAGAAATCAAATCCCTCAATATTGACTATCGCCTTGAAATCGTCTGAGTAGTTAATCTCAATGCCCGATGGTAGACTTGCCCCTTTAAGTGATTGATATAGCGCCATATCCCAGTTGGATGTTCGGGGTGCGGTCAGGGAATATCTACCATGATTGCCTCTCACTCCATAGAATTTAACCGTCTTAAATTCCTGCCTGAAAGATACGAGAAGTTCAATTAGAACAGGCAAGGCTACATCATAAATCTGGTTGACTGCGCCACAGGCGACAGCCTCAACAGTAGCACCCTGATATGGATTTTCGCCTTGAACATTATCCCCAACATCAATAATCACCAAGTCATTAAGGGGATACATATTCCTGTGCAGGCTAGTTATCCTGAGTGTCTTTTGGAATAGTTCCTTAAATCGCTGTTTATAAACCTCCACATTAAAAGTAGGAGTAATTTCGCCAGCATGGTCATCACCGATTATTAGAACCTGCGTCTCTGGGTCTCCCTTGCCAGTTACCAAGGGCTTATATTGCATTATCTCAGGAGTAATAACCCTGACTTCAACCTTTGGCTCTGGGGAGTTCCTCCTCCCCGGTGCCACCCAAATCCTCTGCAACCCCCACCGCCTCCGCATAGCTGCTTTGAAAGAATCACGATTTAGATAGCCGTATTGTTTTGCCCATTCATCTAGTTGCTCATTTGAAGTAGTAGGATACGCCAAGGCAAGTGCCTGTCCTTTTGGACTAATTTTGTCTGGTAGGTAGGTTTTATTCGTTGCCATTTATTCTCCTTAACAAAAGAGGCAAACCCGGAGCCGTTAAGCTCTCAAGGTTCGCCTCCTCTAGTTTCCCTAGTCAGAGGTCTAAGTTACCTAGTACACTTCATATCATCCCCTTATTTCTTTCAAGGGCAAGCAAAAACTGTCTGCCTATCGCCTCTATTACATTTACCGTTACTGCGTTTCCGAGACACTTGTATCTTTGCGTATCTGATATTCCTTCTGTCCATCCATCGGGAAATCCTTGTAATCTTTCACACTCTAGGGTGGTTAGTCGCCTTATTCTACGATAGCCGATTGGTAGTAATTGTGGTTTGCCATTTTCGTCTCTGGGTCTTGCACCAGTTCTTAAATAGCCATCAGCATCTAGGGCGTTAGCAATCTCTAGTGTCTGATAATTATGGCTTGCCCCACTCCTTAACGCCTGCGCCTCTTTGTGCGGTGTCCATTTGCCTGATATATTTTCGTGAAATATCAATGCTGTCCCCAAAGAGGTATTCGCTATACCTTCGCCTTTCAATGCTCCAGCCACTTCTTGATTAGCCCTAATGCCCTGATTATAAATATCAATTATTGTCATTCCCGAATGATGCCCTCCGCTATGTCCCCCGCCCTGCAAAGTTCTAATAGTTGCGGTTTCATTTGCCCCTTCAGCAAACCCTTCAACATCTTCTCTGAGAGGAAATACTTCGGGTCTGGACTTTCCTCTAGTATGTCCGATAACGAACACCCTCTCCCTGTTCTGCGGAACACCGAAGTCCTTGCTGTTAAGCACCTGCCATTGGCAGTCATACCCAAGTTCAGAAAGGCTTGAGAGGATGACCTCAAATGTCTGCCCCAAGTCGTGTGATAGGAGTCCCCTGACATTTTCAAGGAGAAGATAACTAGGTCTTTTAGCCCGAAGGACTCGGCATATCTCAAAAAAGAGTGTGCCTCTAGTATCTTCAAATCCTCTCCGCTTTCCAGCAATACTGAAACTCTGGCAAGGAAATCCCGCACAGAGGAGGTCGTGTTCTGGTATGGCATCAGCATCAACTGCCCTGATGTCCCCTTCACAGATTTCCCCGAAGTGCTTTCGGTAGATTCGGCAGGCGTATTTGTTATTGTCGTTTGACCAGACACAACCAAAGGATTTCTCGCCCCTATCCCCGCTTGGTGCTTCCCCATCGGATTGCCTGCACTCATTAAGGTCGGAGCTACATCGGTGCAAACCCGATTGTCGCAAAACCCTTTCTTCGGTCGCCCTTTCCAATCCAAGCCTAAATCCTCCTATCCCGCAGAACATATCTATAAATCTGATGTCCATTCATATATCCCTTGCGTCCCCATTATAGATTAGATTGTCCTTAAAGAATTTTATAACTTATCCCCATTGTTTTGCCATTGCTTCCGCTATACCATAATAGGTTCTACTGCGATTTTTAGCCTGATTTTCTCCTGGCGGTTCGTGGTGTATCCTAGGTATTCTCCCCGTATGAATATAAGTTGCCATCAATGGCGGATGGGCAATCATCAAATCCCAACCTTCATTCAGATGTTTTAATACATCATCTTGAATATGCCAATCGGGATTGCCCTCGGTGGGAAGTAAATCGCAAGAATAAGCATCGTGCCCTCTATCTCTAAAGACTCTACATACTACTTGGCTAAACTCGCAAGCTATCAATATTTTCATTTTTTTGGGTAGTGTGGGCATAATTCCCCCAATCCAAACTTATAAATAATTCGGTCTTTGTTTTGAATAATTATCTCGCAATCTTCCTCGGCAAATTGGATAAGCCAATCCAAGCAAGCCCCACAAGGCGTAAAAAATCCAACCTCGGCAACTATGACAACTTTTTTAATTTTATCTTTATAATTTCCGATGTGGCTTATGGCGCAAACTTCGGCGTGAATACTTGTCATCCATAACCCCTCAATATTCCATCCCGAATAAATATCGCCATTCGTCATTTGTAACACACAACCCACTTTGGTTGCGGATTTCCAAGGATAGGCGTTTTCCCTTGCAAGCCAAGCCCTTTTAAGCAATTCTTTATTATTCCAGTTCATAACAATATCCCCCAGTGATTATCCTTAAAGAATTTCATTTTTGCGGAAAGCCATCTCCATTAAAGAAGTCAATACACCCATTCTTTAGCCAGTTAACTATCTTTGTATGCCCCTTAACGGCACTAACCATTTTGCGGTAACGCTGGCAGTGGAGAATTTTATCCTTGCGATTATTGTCGGCATCTACCTCCCATATCATTGTTTCAGCGCATCCGTTAATCCCGAAAAGGTCATTACGCAATTTAAGCATCGGGTCAAAAAATTGAGCAAGTCCGCCCATCCCGATAGTATTAACCTCATACCGCCTATCTCCGCACTCCACAATATCAATTAGGTGGAATTTCATCTACTTAATCAGTCCTGCCTTCCGCGCTATCTTGTCAAACAGAACTATCTCCGTGCCTGTGCCGTCATCAGAATACATCTCCGCCCTAACCGGCACACCATCTTGGAACTGGAGTTCTCTCAGCTTGCCGTAGGGGTGGGTCTTAGCCCAATCAAGTAAAGCGGCCTGTAGAGGTGTAACCTGGATAGTAATTAGATTGATGCCTGTCTTATCACTCATCTCATATCTCTTTTCAAGGTCTCATATTGCTGAGTGAACGAAAGCGGGAATTTTAAATTACCGTAGTCAATCGCCGATAACCCGCCTTGCTGTATCCGAGTATAGAGTATGGCGTAAAAGAGTCTGGCGGCATTTAGAAGCGACAATTCTAATAAGGTTGGTGGGCAGTGAACCACTCTAGGGTATTTCTTCCGTTGGTAAACACCACAACGCTTGCAGCGAAAGTTTCCTTCAACCTTTTCCCATCGGTGGTATTTCATCTAGCACAAAACTCCTTTAGGTCCTGTTTCATATCATAGAAGGGGAACCAGATGGTGCGGCTAGTCTCAGTAGGGACTTTCCCCGATTGGGCTATCTCTCTATCAAAGGTCTTGGTGATTCTTTTAATATCATCTTTCCGGTAAAAATGCCGAAATATATCATCTCGGCGGAAGCCCATTACAATATTGCGAAAATCTTTGTCTCTGGCAAATTTGTTTATATTAGGATTGGCATTGTAGTAGGCTTTTTCCCCTAAAATACTGAAATTATGGCCGAAGTAAAACAAGGTGGTGGGGTCTTCGTTCTGCACTTCTAGGATAAGCAGGGGATTGCCCCCTCCCATTATCTCTGCCCACCTCCGAGTAGCGGCCCTCTCCACTTCCCAGAAGATTCCGTATCGGGTAACGCAGAATACTCCAACGAAATTGTAGGTGTGGCGCTTTAACCACTTTGCCAAGATAAGGCTTTCACCCTCGCCCGAGAATAGTAACAATAATGGAATATCAGTAGAGCATTGCCGAAGAAAAGCCAGGGCAGAGTTTAGGTTATCAATTTCTTTAACATCCATCTTTAGCACAAAACTCCTTGTTTAACTATCGGCTCCCAATGAAAATAAATCAGATAATGTGGTAAGTCTCTGCCGATTTGGTCCTGAAACCGTCGGTCCGACTTGCCAACGATTGACTCCTTCAACTTTTTATAAGGGATGGCCATTTTATCTTCGCCGTGCTTTATCAATAGCCCTTCTCTCTTAGAGACTGCTTCCTTGACATACCGGTCTCTTATGGCGACTTTACCCTGCCAGAGTGTCCTAACTTCTAGGCAAATCACTCCGGCATCTCCTGCCTGTAATAACCGTCCTCGTTAAAGGCAAATTCCGTTTTAGGTGATTTATAATTGACCCACTCAATCAAAGTCTTGTTCGTCTTAGTACCTCCTTCCCCTTCTCGGTCAAGCTATATCTAATCAAGGTAATCGTTCTCGGTTGCTGGTCTTTGTAATCAATCATTCCTAGCCGTCTTAATCGGCGTAGTTTAGTTCTTACCTGAGCGAGATTGCTCATAGAGCATCCCTCTGCTATCTCCCGGATGCTTGGTGAGTAAGCGTTCTTTGAGATGAAGTCAGCAATGAAGTCGTAGATGCGTTCCTCTTTTTCACCTAGTTCGTCTCTCATCTCAGTATCTCCGCAATCTCTTCAAATTGACTTGGACGCCAGCAATATGCTTCTATCGTTTTGCATTGCTTTAATAATTCCAACCATTCTTCCTGAGCTGGTGTCAATTTACCTTTTTCGCTCTTCAACTCTGCGAATATCAATCTGGGTATCTTGATAATAGTGCAATCAGGGAACCCCTTTTCACTCCATGTGGAAAGGAAGGGGTGGTAATACTTCTCACAGTGAAGAACCTTTGTTAAGTCCTTGACTTGACTCCCCCAGACCTTCTCGGTTATCTTAATCTCCATCTACTTCCGCCTAAAACTGTCCCCTTCTAGCTTCAGGAACCTAATGACCCCAGGTCTAACCATACCGCCAGTCATCTCTAATAGCCTATCAAAAGATGCCTCATCCTTCTCCCCACCACCGAGATAGACCTTCAACTGCTCCGGGTTTAGGTTAGCCGTTAGGACTATTGGCAACATTGCCTTATACCTTCCGTCAATAACAGAGAACATAATGCGCTGGACAAAGCGCGGGTCATGGACTCGTCTCTTGCCAACATCATCCAGAATTAGTAGCCCAGCGCTGGTAAGATGACTGATAATATCCGATTCATCTTCCTTGGAGTATTTCTCCTCCAGCGAGTAATTATAGGTAGCCTGTATTCTCATATAGAGGTCGGGCTCGGAGATAAATAATACCGGGCAGTTAATCCTCTCTCCATTCCATTTATCCAGAATCCGATGAGCTATTGAGCAGGCTAGATGTGTCTTGCCTACTCCCCAGGAGTGTTCAGAGAAAAGCACCAAAGAGGGATAACTCTGGGGAGCACCCAGAGGATAATTCTCGGCATAGTCCCAGCATTTCTTAAAGGCTTTCGGCTGCCTATCCTTTTCAAAGGTGCTGAAGTCCTCATTGGCAAACTTAGGCGGTACGCCACATCTTAATCGCCATAGTCGTCTCTGGCGGTTTATTTCTTCTGGGGTTATAATCCCCTTTTCCATAGCCTCTTCCCTTTCAAAGAGTTTCTTAGCGCAATCAGGACAGTAACCACCACCTCGGACAATCTTTGCGTCCAAGAGGTTCATTATGCTTGCCTCATATTCCTTTCCGCATTTCGGGTTCTTACAGGTCCTCAGTTCCTTTATGATGTCTGGTTGTGTCATTCCTCTACCTCCAGTCCTCCAACCTTGTTTGATTTCTCTTTAGGTTCAAGGGGTTTAATTCCCTCTCTTTCCCATCGGTCAAGTATTGCTTCAATGTATCCGAGTTTGCGTGTGTTATGCCGGCAGGCTTCGTCAACTGCCTTCTCAAACCAGCCTTCCGGGTAGGTATCAGTTATATCCTTTAATCGCTCAAAAAGAGCGGGAGTTAGCACGCCTATATTGTCTTCATAGCTCTTAACGATTGCTGCTAGTTTGGGGTCAATAATATCTTCAGTGGCAACGGGACTTTTGGGTTCCTTCACTTCCCCTTCTAAAGGGGAAGAGGGAGAAGGCATAGAGATTTTCTCCATATAGTATTTATAGGGTATATCAATGCTGTATCTCTTATGGTTGTAATCAAGTAACTCCTGAATAGCCTCATCATGATTTAGACGGGTGAGGCATTTAGCTGCTCCTTGCACAAACTTTGAGGACTTGGATTGCCGTTTAATGAAGTTCTTAACCCAGACAAGATTAGCCTCAGGATACCATTTGACCTTTTCTTTTATGAGTTCAAAGAGACCAGGAAGGTCTGCCTCGGCAATCCCAGTTTCAGAAGCAATGGTCCCAGGAGCAATTACATATAATCCAGCCTGATTACAATGGTCATTTAGCCAAAGATAAGCAAAAAGAAACTTGGCATCTTTAGTTGCTTTAACAACGAAGGGGTCAGTCCAGAAACCTGTGTCAAATCCTCGCTCAGGCACTTCCTATCTCCTCAAGTTCCCGCCACTCATTCCACGACAGGCGCATATAAGCCATATGGTCATCGGAATGGAAAGAGGCACGAATTTTTAGCCACTCCAAAAACTTCTTTATCTGAGCTTGGGCAACTCTTCGGCTACCCGTTCTGTCTCCCAATGGCAATATCGGATAACCTAAATCATCTAGTTCCTCATCTGTCAACAATATATCAGCCACGAAACACCTCCTTCCCGATTAGAATGGTTAGCACAAGGAAGTAAATACTTAAAAGTCCCCACCTATTGCGCCATCCTTCAGTCTTTAGGAATTTAGATAAGCAGAATATAAATCCGCACATAACCATTCCGTATGCTATCCAAAGAAAATAGTCAGCCATTATTTACCTCCTCCCTTGTTTTAGGGCTTCCCGAAATTCTTTCCAAACATGAAAGGGTATTGTGTATAGCATTCCCTTCTCATTATCGCCTGTTCTATATCCCTCAAGCAGATTAAATATCTCCCGCCTCTCCTCTGCCCTTATAATGGGGTCGGCTTTAGCGAGTTGGGCGAGGAATATACCTACTAATCTAGCTACCCATCCTTCTCTTGAGGTTTCTTTTCCGCTTCGCCATATCTCGGCAACTATCTCCGCTATATCATTTATTTTTTCTTTGGGCAATCTCTCATCCTGCTTCGGCGTTCCCTTTTTACAAGCAGGACATAGCTGATGTGCGGGAAAAGCTATCTGGCTTAAATAAGATTGTCCGCAATTATCGCAGGTTAGGGTATATGTTGGGTCTCCACTTTCGGCAAGCATTACCATTCCAGCTTCTTTAATGGCTTGGAGGATTTGGGCGGTAATATCCTTTCGTAGTTTGTGCGTTCTGTCTTGCCACTCCGCCGTCCTTATTGATACGGGTGTGCTTTTCTCAATCTCAAGTTGACTATTCATTGCCATAGCCACCTGAAATTCTATCTTCTCCCTTAATTCATCTTTGCGGTTGCTCACTTTGTATCACCTCCCAGATTACTTCACAGATGGCATCTCTGCCATGTTATCTTGTTGGACTTTCACCTTGCCGAAGCTAGTCAGGTGGCTGGCAGGTGCTTGCTGGCTAGTTCCCCCTATTTAAGTCAGGATTACAGTTCTCCACTGTACTCTGACACCAGCTATTCAGTTGTTAAGTTACTTTGGGTTCTTGCTTATGTAGTCTATGGCTTCGGTAATCTGCTCGGGCTTCAGGTCTTCATATACCTTAATTTTCCAGTTCTTGCTAACGCAGAATTGCCCAAAATCCTTTGCCGACCAATTGCATAACTTCATCATATCCTTGAGTTCTTTGAGGTCGCTGGGAGCGGACTTGGACACAGTGGGTCCAGGTCTGGTGTTGGCCACATCGGGTTCAGTTATATCTCCAACTTCATCCTCAATCACCCCGCCTTTTATAGCCCCAGCCACAAACTGCTCATCCACAACCTCAACATCTATGGGCATTTCCCCGGGAGCAAGTCGGTCAAGAGCCTGACTCTCACTCCGAATAAAAGCCATATTCTCTTGGCTGTTCCCTTTATCGGTGCCGTAGACTGTTTCGCTTTTCCCCCACTTGCCGTAACCTCTGGCTGTAGCACCGGTATGCGGGTCTTGAAGTATGGTGATTGCCACTAAATGCTCCGTGTCAACCTTGCCAAAGACCTTTATTTGCTCCTCCTCGTTCATCAATCTGGGGGTATCATCTACATAGCTATAGGCATGGTTCCGGCTAGCAACCAACCTCTTAGCCTTAATCCCGACCACAGTAGCCCAAGATGTTCCCTCTTTTCCCTTGAAGGGAATGAGAAAGACATGACCCATAAGCGGGTTAAGATGGTAACTAGCACAAAGTAGCACTGCCCGCATCATCTCAGTCTCAGGAGCATTGGGATAGACTGTCTTCAGGATTTCCTTAGCTTGCTCCTTACTCAATGCGGTTACACCGTGAAATCTTTCCAGTGCCCTTGACCTTTCCGCACCAAATTCTTGTTCCATGATTTTCCTCCTTGTTGGTATATTAAGGGATTCCATCCCTCGTTGTTCGTAGTCGCTAGCTTCTCTCACTATGCCCTCATGGGATTGGTCAGTATTGCAGGCTAGATAAGCCTTGTGAGTTTCCATATCCAAGAAGACATTTAATCTTCCGCCACATTCCTTGCACAAATTCCTCCTGCGTAATTCTTGCAGGTCTTCTCGGGTGTGATTTTCGTCCTCATAGATAAACATCCTCTTAATCCTTGCCTTCCGTCAAGTAAAATCCCTTATCCACCATATTCTCGTAAAGTGTCTTGCCATCTGGGGTTATCATATAGGGCAGGAATATCTGCTCTAACCTCACCATATCGGTCTCCAGTATCGCCATCTGTGCCCTCACCCAATCTTTCAGTATGCGCCAAGCCACTCTCACTGCCTGCTCTTTATTGCATAAGTGATTCGGTATCTTGGAGTCTCTTTGCATAATCTTCAACACCGGCTCAATGCTGACTGGGAGTTTAATGGGCATATTCCCATGAGCGGTATTGACGATAAATGAAAGACTTTCAATGACGCCATCATCGCCGTAATTCATCAGGATTTCTCTGGCTCCGTGAGCCACTAGAATATGCTGGATTTCCCCCACCGTCTTTGCTGCTTCAACGCTTGTTGTATAATTAGCCAGTGGCATTTTTCACCTTCTACCTAATAAACAAGTCCTCTCTAGTTGTCGCCTCTGATTCATAGATTGGCATTAGTCTCTCGCACTCACAGTTAAAATTGGCTCATCATAAATCCTGATTCCCTGTATAGAGGGGATACCAGCAATGCGGTTACAATTTCCTCAGCCATGAGCTTTATTCCTTTCCTTGATGATTTCTCCTAGCGTTTCACCACCCCGGCGTTTTACCAGTAACGCCCAAACCTTAAAGACTTGCTCGGCTTTACCTACCATCCTTATTACCTGTATTCTCATCCCTTACTCCTGAGCGAAGCCAATCCTAGAAAAAGGCTCTAACCGCCTAAATTTTCCTGTCTTATCCCGGTAGAATAGGTCAACCTTGCTGTCAATTAGTGCTTGGTCAGTACTAAAATTGAATTTATACCAAGTTACTAGAGGATATGGAGCTTGGCAATAATCGGTTGTCTCTAAGATAAATACTTGCTTACCTTCATTGCCTCGTAATCTTGCCAGTCGCTCTGCTTCTTTAACTGCCTGTTCCCTATTAGGATGCTTAAAACGGCATCCCATTGTTCCCTCTACATAGCACATCCAGAATTTATCCATCTTCCCCTCTCTTCCACTTTAGGTAATCCTCTTTAAGCTCTGGACGCCAAGTAAGAAGCTGGATTATTTCTTGCTCAGATAAGTAACCCCAAGCTATTGCCATTGGCTAACCTCCGCAAGTTTAAGTTCGTTTGCCGGTGCTCCCTGTCTCCTGGCTTCCATTAGTTTCCACTTGAGAAGCCGTATCTCTCTTTCTAGTTCCTCATTCTCCCGTTGTTTATCAGCGATAGCTTCAAGGTTAGATATGCTTTGTAGAAATGCCTGCTCAATCTTCTGGCGAATAAGCCAATAATTTGACCGGATAGATTTAGGATTCGTAGGATGCAAGCCAAAGTGTTCATCGCCCGTTGTCTCCTCTAGCCATCGCTGAAAGCCATAACCCTTGCAACCTGTAAGTTTGTTGGCGAGGCTTATCCCCGACTGTTGCCCATGCAGGGCAGTCTCTTTTAGGATTTCGTTCTTGAATGGCTTTAAAATTGTTCTTGTCGGTTTCATCTTATTCACCTCCCCTCTTCAAGACGAGTGTATGCCTTCTGGGGGGATTGTAAACAGAGATTCCTTTTTATGTCTGGTAAAACAAAAAGCCATCAACGTTATGTCCGCTAATGGCAGTTTTATATCCAATCTGGGCTGGATGCTAACCATAGTTGTTATGTAGAGTTAGATAGGCTTGCAATACCTTTTTCTGCTCCTTTGACCTCCCAAAGGTCTACTCTTTTAATAGCTGCTTATTTAAAAAGCCAGGTTCTCAGCTAAACCAGGGTAAAATTTGCTCTTCGCCAGCTAATCTTTCTAATTCTGGCTATTTTAGGCACAAAACTAGTCGCCAATAATTCCTTAGGAGGTTGTGTTATGTCAGAAAGAGTCGTATTATGTCAACTTCACTGTTATAGAGGTTATTTATGAGGCTATAAAACAAAGAAGGAGGGTGGCCTAAAGACCACCCTCCCCCTATACTATCCGATGGCTTATATCTAGAACAGGTCTTCTAGCTCCCGATTTCCCTCGGGCATTGGGAGAAATTTAGGTAAACTTAGATGAGGTTAAGTGGGCTCGGTAGGACTCGAACCTACGACCAAGCGGTTATGAGCCGCCCGCTCTGCCTCTGAGCTACGAGCCCGCAAAAGTGGTCAACATCAGGGTCAGGGTTT